TGTATTGAACAACGCTGAATCAAAATGGAAATGCTGTTCTCCTACGTAAGGACCTGGCACCTGACATACATTGGTTAGTCCTACTAACTTGAACGCTTCAAAGAGTTGATGGTCATGCCATTCATCTTTGAAATTGCTAGGTGGTATGGCAAATTCAAACCCTCTTTGAGCAGCAATACCTCTAAGTCCTGCGTACTGGAACATTTGATTACCCAATCTACCATGTCTTCCTAGATGGTTGAATCCTATCATGAATGTTTCTCCTTTAGATATTCAATCTCTTTGGGTAAAAGAGATTCATATTGTCGTTGTGTTTGGTTAGCATGCTCTCTATTAGAGATGTGATAATGCTCTAAGATTTTTGGTTGCCCATGATCTTTGTACAATCTATAGTACATGTCACAGTCCATCAACATAACTAAGTCCTCATCAAAGAGCATGTCAATTCCATTCCTTAGTGCAAGGATAGATGGTGAACTCAAAGTGTTTACACCTTCGAGTAATTTATCATTGTAGAAAGGTATCTTAGGATTGTAATGTGTCTTACCCTCATCAATAGAATGAGCATATCCTGTGACTGCCCATTGATAAGGTGTATTATCAAATGCTTGTATCAATTCTTGATTCAATGTTCTTGTTAAGATAAAGTCATCAGAAAATAATACCTTTAGTATCTCACCGTCAGCATGACGTAATGCGTTGTTAGTATTAGCAGAGATGTTACCCCTCTTCTTATCGTTAGGTACATACTTTATATCTAATACGTCTGCATAGTCTTCACATGCAGCATATACTTTCTTAGACTCACTGTGATCTGATATCCATACGTCAAATCTCTGATCAGTTTGGCATTCCAGAGCATGGAATATATCAAACAGATACATCTGGCACTTTGCATTGCCATCATGTGTGGGTATACAATAACTTACCTTCACTTGTTGACCTCTTTGATGATCTTACTGGTGAGTCTTGGCACCACATCATTATCACTATGATATTTCTTTGCTCTCTCATAGTTTTCCTCTATAGCATTGAGTCTTACATCATACTTACTTGCATCTAAGTTTGATAATATAATATCTAACTCATGCATATCTTTGAACGTTATTATACCATCCATATTGAACCACTCACTTATGTTAGGACATCCATAGTATATTGGTACAGTTTTAGATGCAAAGCAATCTATAATTTTTTCTGTAAAATAATTCTTCTGTCGTGAGTTCTCTACAGAGATGTGGAACTTAGCAGTCTCAAAGAAGTCATTCCTTCTTTCATGAAATGGTGGTGACTTATGTGAATAGAATTGTAGACCGTTAGATACATCTATATCTTTGAGAAGTTCATAGATTTCTAAGCGTAACTTATGTCCTGATGTCTGATACTTCTCGCTAGTTACAAACGTGACGTTGTTACCTTTGTTTAGTTTTAGATCCTTGAAGTCTAACCAACTACTACCCCACTCAAATAGTTCTGCTTGTGGATAAGTATCCAATATTTTCTGTGTAAATGTGTATATCTTATCAAACTTACTTGCACCACGAAGTGCTCCCTCTGTTATAGTAGGGAGGATAGAATATGGTTCTGCTAAAAATAATATCTTATACTCTGCTCTCTCATCACAATCTAAATTATCGATTGAGATACTTACATTTTTGTTGAGGTCAAGTCCTCTGTCACCCCACGGATTCCACCATAGTGGATAGAATTTTGTCATCGTATTTCTTGAAAATGATAATGGAAACCAAAGGTTTCTTCTTCACTGTCAGGTAGAGTATCTTCTCTAGAGAATCTACTCGCCACCGAGACGGGAGCATACACACATCCCTGTCCCTCGAAGATGTGCCTGTTGTGTACGCATATGTTCCCGTCCTCATTATATAGTCCAGCATTCATGTGCTTGTAGAAACTACCTACATTGACTTCCCAAGGGACGGTGACTTTGCTTGGGACTTGTAGAAGTTTCTTGGAGCGTAAGGAAAATCCCCCATTCCCAACTCTTTGGTTTCTTCCCCACGGATCGAGGAAGGCTGTTGGGTCATCTCTCCACGGTGCACCGATGTAGTCATAGTTAAGAAAGTTATTGTCCCATAGATGAGGACGAATAACGTAGCCGTCCGGATGTATGAGAAGGCAATGCGAGGTCCCGACGTGATTAGTAAGATTGTAAATACAATAAAAATTAAAGTCATTTATACTTTCGATTGGATATGTCTCTTCATATTCTACCTGATCACAGAGTCCTTGTGGCTTCTTGCTGCCAAGAAACTTTGCACGACCCCATGTGATCTCTTCGCATGATTTATTTATTGCGTACACTGCATCTGGGATGTCTAAATCTGCCAGTATAATCAGGGTAACGTCAGGAATCTTTAGCATGTTTGACTGCACGATTGAAGACACTGTATAAGTGTAGCAGATTTATGTCTAAATTTTTTGATTTTGCAAACAAATCTTCATTTTCTAACAATAAAGTCTTGTTTATATTACTATAATCATCTACCCATAGTATGGGAAAGTTTTTATATAACCTCTGTAAGTATGCGTTCTTTGCCATGATGGGAACACGTTTTAGATATAAAACCTCCCAGTTCCTGTGACAATCAAATGCATTTCCCTCAGGACATATCATAAACTTATGGTTCTGTATCTCTCTGACATACTGATCATACATACATCTCTCACCAACTGTAGCAAAAGATCTTCTAGAAAATATCTCTCTTATATTACCACGTGCACTAAGGTTAGTATGTTCTGCATGGTTGATGTATAATAACTTCTTGGGTTTAGGATCTAACTCCATTGCCTTCAGTAATATATCATGTCTCACATCATCTTGATGTAGTTTTCTACCTACACCATAAGGAAATGGATGTAACTTCTGCTTATATCCTAATGCATTAGCTGCAAATATCCCCAATACGTTATCAGGTATAATAAGATCACTGAATATAGGAGTATCTTCATTGTTGCAGAAAATAATAAACTTTCTATAAGGTATACTAGCACACAGTTCTAGTAAGTCATTGTTTCTTTGCAGATTATTAATCCATCTTTGATCTTCTGGATTGTCACACTCAAGTCTAAGTTGAGTTCTTCTATATAACCTCACGTTATCTATGAACAGAGTTAGTACATCTTTCTTTGACCTATCAACAAACTGTTTGAACTTATGGTTCTCTTTGTTTGCATCCTCCATGAAACATTGATACACCTGACCTACAACTCCAGCTTGATCACCGAAGCTATAGTCACATAAGTTTGATATATCAGGTCCTGATATAAGTTTCATAATGGTTTTATAAACTTCTTCATCTTACGATTCTTCTGTGCCCTAATATATTTTGGGAACGAATCATCTATGGGTACAGTAGTAGGTTGGTACAGATAGTTTCTACCATATGGATCTTGATTATGTTTTATTCTCTCCTCCATCGAGTCTCTAAACTCTGGTTTATTATTCTCTTGGTGTTCATATGCATCCATCTTCTCCCTGACAGTATCAGCATCCCCAAAGAAACTCCAGTGCCATGATGCATCAGCAATTTTATATGCATGTTGATGTGACTGACGTAGTTTATCTACACTCATACTCTTCAAAGTTTTCATATCACATACCCTAGTACCCATCCACTGATCTTCACACTTTACGTTGAGGTAGTAATAGTATAAAGGACCTGTCAATACATAATGATTTGCTGGATCAAACCAACTGTCTATACATTGTATCGCTTCTGGGTTAGCAATCTCATCAGCGTCACTTGTTAGTATAATATCATTGTCGTCTGCTAGATTTAGGAATCCATATATTGCTGAGTCCTTATGGAAACATGCACGTTGATAATGTAATGGTAGATCTTTTATATTTTCTTCTACCATACTACGATGATATGGTATGTTCTCATAGTATGCTGAGTAGTCTTTATTATTATCTTCTGTCAGGTGATATATTATCTTATCATCCCACTTCTTGAATCTCTTTCTATTCTCTGCAAAGTATAGTGGTTTTGGTTTGCCTGTAAAAGTTATGTTTGCTTCATTGATAACAAAATAATCTACTGAGTTACCTAAGATATTCATTCTTAGTTCTAATAGATCTAGTTCATTATAAAAGGTGAAGACGTCAAAAATTTTCATAGGTAATAATTTATATTGAGGGTGAACCTAGTGGTCTTAGATGGTGAAGAACTTGAGTGGTACTGTGACCCATCAAAGACTACGATCTTTCCTCGTTCAGGTGTTTCTCTATGTATAATGTTTTGATCATCGTCAAAAAAGAAGGTGTCTCCGTCTGCTTTATTAGGATAATATAGTGCCACTATACATTGTTTGTGCAACTGATCTACATGAGAGTTATGTGGTACACCAAAGACATCAGGTCTAGGATATTGTAGTGTCATGTGTGCTCTCAACATAGTATGATTGGGCATACCTATTGCTTCACCAATACCTATCCATGGGAACTTACGAAACCATTCAGACTTTCCTGCTTCCTCATTCAATAATGTATGACTGAAGTAAGGATGCATATCTTTC